TGCTCAGTGTCGATGCCTGCTGAAATCACAATTGAGCCCACCAGTGTCTCGCCGTAAACGATGGGCACTGGAGTGCCTTGACGGCTGGTGTTTTGTATTCCACTAAAGGAATAGCTTTTGCGGGGGTCCTTGGCGGTGTCAACCGTTGAAGGGGCGCTAAGTGTTGGGACAGGTGTGAGTAGCTGAGATACGCCGCCGAGAGCAAGAACGGCGCCTACGCCTTTTAAGGCCGTAAATAATCCGATATTTTTGGCGAATGCCGCTCCCAAGAAACCAGCACCGCTAGCGAAAGCCAGCGCTACCAACGCCACTCCGGCAATAATTCGCCCCGTAGCGCCAGCGCCGGTCACCACTGGCACGATCTTGATTTCTTGGCTGCCGGCTGGATCGTGGATCTCGTCGAGTGACAGATCGTAGGTGCCGACGCTTACGCGGTAATGCTGTTCTGCCATGTGGCGTTCCAGCTGGGGGAAGTTGGTTACAAGGAAGCGCACAGCCTCGGCTGCGTTGGAGACTTCGGCTTCAAACTTGCGGCGCTTCAGGAACTTGGCCAAGCGCCCGTAGATGCGGATTGTGCGCAACATCACGTCAGCTCTAGCCTCCCTGCATCGTAATGGCGGAGACGGCGGCCAGTGCATTTCTGCAGCCAGCCGCCGTACATGTCGCGACTACTGAGCCGGCCGCGAATGTGGTGCAGCACCAGCTGGTCGCCGATGTAAACGCCGACGTGATTGAGGCCGGAACCGCTGATGCTCATCAGTAGCGCATCGCCGGGCTGCAGCTCTTCCTCTTCGTCCAGCTCGCGGAAGCCGGCTTCTTTCCAGTAGCGATCAAACAGGGGATCTGCCTCAAATGCCTCTGGCGTCAGCGGGCGCTCCCAGTCGGGTAGTTGCAGGCCATGCTCGACGTACCAGTCACGGGCCAGCGTCCAGCAGTCGGTAATGCCCCATGCCCATTCGCGGCCGACTAGGGGTGCCTTGTAGCCGGATGGTTCGCAGCCGCCCCACACCTCGGTTTTGGGGTTGACGATATGCCACGGTAGGCCGCTGTTTTCGCAGGCCACCAGATCAGGGCCGCTGGGTTGTGGCGGGGTGACCGGATGGCTATGGACCACCGCGATGATTTCGCCGGCATCTTCGGCGGCTGCGTAGTCATCCGGGTTGAGGATGAACTGGTCTGCACCGGTGCAGAGGTTCTGGCACGGCCAGTAGCGTTCGCGGCCTTTGACCACCACCAGCAGCCCGCAGGCTTCGCGTGGATCCTCGGCCTTGGCGTGATCAAGTGCTGCGGTACGCCAGGTCATGAGGAATATGTGCCCACGCCGGGGAATGAGCCAAAGGGCAACGGGGCTGTTGAGCCAAAGCGGATTTGACAGCTGCTCAATCGTTTGCCGCAGACATCTTCTGGCGCGGTGGCGACGCTTTGATCGTTTTCGTTGTAGTAGGAAGTGCCGGTGTAGCTACACTCTGCAGACCTGTAGGCCCACTGGCAAATGTTGCTGATGCACTGGCGTCGGGGTGCACGTACCCCGATCAGATCGAACGCCGCTGCGAGTTCAAACTCCACCGCATCGCGGGTTTCGACTGACTTGCGGTCGATGTAGTAGACCTCGCGTGGAAACTCTGCTGTCGGGTCCGGGGTGCCGTAAGGGTTGACGCCACCGGGGAAATTCACAGCGTCGATGTACCGGGCTAGGGTGCGGATCCGGGACACCTTGGCACCTTCCAGGCCCTTTGGCAAGGTCAGCAAGATTGCGGTGATGGTGCCCATGATGTTGCTGCAGCGCAGGCGTGGACGAGGCAGGGAACCCTTGCCTTCATAAGCAAAACCGTCTGCCTCAATGGGAAAGCGGAGGTAGCTATTGCCGGCCCATACCAGCTCACCGTTGGCGTTCAGGTTGGTGCCAGCGTGGAAGCGGTAAATGTCGGCTACGCCGTGTTGCGGGACGTTCAACTCCAGCACGAATAGCTCGATAACGGCGCTGGGCGCGATTGCCTGAAGATCAGAAACGGGGACGGTCACGGCTCAAATACCTGCGTGAAGGTCGCGTCAATCTTGCTGCGATCAAAATCAAATAGCTCGCGCGTCCAGCTAGGGCAAATCCACTTGTAGCTGACGGCTTCACCTGGAGGGGTCCAAGTGAAAGAAGCGGCATCAGCAGCCCGAGCGTCTAGGAATGCTTCGATGACGTCGGCGTCATCGTCGGTGACGTTAAAAGACAGTCGCCATTCCTTGGGGTTTTGGTTGAGGCCGAAGGTGATGCGTTGTTGGTAGCCGTCGCCAAATTGCGTAGTACGAATCTTTGGCTCGCTGCTTTTGGTGGCCGAATACGTCGGTTTGTAGTTGGGAAAGGTAGCCATTACACCAGCAAGCCTCCAGGGCGTTTTTGTTTGATGAGTTCTTGCTGGACGGCGGCAGCAATGACGCGGCCCAGTTGGTTGCCCTGTTGGTCGTTGCCTTCTACTTTACTGCCGCTGGCATCGACGTTTACTACAACGCTGGTGCTGCCGCCGCTGCCCAGCTTGTCGTTGGGCACGATGGACCCGCTGCGGCCAGGCACGAACAGTTCAGGGCCACGCTCGCCCACCATGTAGGTTTGGCCGCTGGATACCGGGCCGCCTTTGGCGCGCTGTGGGATGCCATAGTTCGGGCCAAGTGTTCCAAACTTGCCAACCGTTCCGCCGCCTGCGCCAAGTGGCGTTGCTGGACTAAACGGCGTAAGGAATGCCTTGATGGCATTGATTGCCTGCTCAATGACAAAGATCCTGATTAGTTGATTGGCAATATCAAGAAGAACACCAGACGCAATTTGCTGCAGACTTTTTTCCCATCCTTGCGCGCCAGCAATCAAGGCATTAAAGGCTGATCCCAATCCTTCGCCCAGCGTATTGGCAACACCATCGGCAAGCCGCAGTTGATTTTGCACAGCTGCATTAAGTTCATATTGTTTTTCAATGGCTTTTTGCAGCGATGCAAGCCTGTCTTGGTCGTTTTGCTGTTGCAGTTTATTCAGTTCTCGCTGAACCTCGCGCTGATTGGCGACCAAGGCGACTTGGCCTTCAAAGATAATTGCCCTTTGAGCGTCTATGTCTTTTTCTTTTGCTAACTCTTGCGCATATTGGTATTGAATGTCCAGTTCACGCTGTGCGCCATTCAATCGCGCTGCCAGCATTTTGTCGCCAGCAATTTCTGCATTTGCAATTCTGTCCTGCATCTCCGATTTAAAACGCATAAATTGGCCCTCTGCCAACCTATCGCGGATGACATCTTTGACCCTTGCGGCTTCTTGGGCTGCTGCTTTTGCGGCGCGTTCTGCTTCGTTGGCTGCTTTGCTTGCTGCGCCACCGCGGCCACCACCTGCACCGCCACCGCCATTGCCGCCACCTACCATGTCGTCGACTTGCGTACCCATGGCATTGGGTGCCACGCGGGTGGGTAGCGCAGCTGTTCCGGCAGCACGTAACTCGCGTTCACGCAATACACCCAAGCGATCAGCCCTAGCGCCTGGTGACATGCCGCCAACAAGTGGCGCTAGAGGGCCAAGCATTCCCGTGGCAATTGTTCCGGCAGAGTTGAGCCGCTGGCGCTCTTTTTGTATGGCAGCAAGCGTGGATTGTGCAGCTTGTTTAGATTCAATCGGTGCGGCGCCTTGATAAATTGCCGCAGCCCCACCGGCCTGCCGCTCGCCACGCAACCTTGCAATTTCCAAGTTGGCTGCAATAACTTGCTGCAAGCCGCTAACCGCAAGATTGATGCCAACTGTAATGATACCAAATGCAGCCAGATTTTTAAGTACGCCAACTAATCCAGTGGCCTGCGTTTGCGCCGCCGCCATAGAACCTTGCAGATATCGCATATTCATACTCAAACCAGATGCTGCAGTGGCAGCAGTCGCCGCACCTGTTGCAGTGGCAGCAAACATTGCGGCAATGCCAAGCCGCAATGCAATAATGGCTTCAATGGCTTTTTTAAGTAGCAGCATTTGAGCCACTGCCTTTGCTGCCGCACCGGCTGCGTCCATTACAGGTTGCGGCACGGCATTCATTGCACCGGCAAAAGCATTTACGCCTTTGGTGACGTCTTGAATAACAATGACAAGTGTTGGCCCAAAGGCTTTGCCTAATGCTTCGCTAAGATTTTTGAATGCCGTGTCTAATGCCTTGAGTGTATTCTCAAGGCTGCCTTTCATGGTTTGAAAGTCAGCGTCTGTTTTACCAGATGCGTCGCCAATTTGCTCAAGAATTTTTTTGAAGTCTGCGCCATTTTTGGATGCAGCGGCAAATGCACCACGCATTGCTTCTTGGCTTCCAAGTAGACGCGCAGATGCTTCTTTGTCTTTTTCAATAGCTACAGCCAGTTCAGCCATTAAGCCTGTAAATCCTTTGGCTTGCAACCCGCTGTAGTTCCATTGAATGCCCAGTTGCGCGGCAGCCTCTTGGCTTTCCTTGGTAGGTTGTAGCAGTGTGTTCAGAGTTGCGCCAAGGCCGGTAAATGCAATTTCAGCCGTGGCGCCATTCTTGGTAGCAGCAGCAATAAATGTATTGACTTCATTAAGGCTGACACCAGCAAGCGCTGCAATAGATGCAACACGGCCTAACTGGCTAGTGTAGTCCGACCATTCTTGATTGCCAAGCTCTACCGCTTTAGAAATACTGTCAGTTACTTGTATGGCTTGGTTGCCAGACATTCCATAACTGTTCAAAGTCTTGACTAGAACTTCGGTTACAGCTTGCGTATCAGCCAGGCCGCCAACGGCAGCCTTGGTTGCAGCGCGCAGGATATTGACATTGCCTGCAGTATCACTAAAACCTGCGGATGCCGCTTGATACGAGGCTGCCGCTAATTCAGCTTTGCTTGCGACACCGCCTAGCTCAGCACTTAGCTTTGAAAGAGCTGGACTGATCTTGCCTACATCAACGCCGACAGTGCTTAGACGCCGCAGATTGGTATCTAATTCTTTAACATCTGCAATGACCTTTGTCAGCGCAAAGCCAGCGCCCAAGGCGCCCAAAGCGGACTGCAGCGCACCAAATGCCTTCTCCGTCGCGCTTGCCTGCGACTGTACCTCGCGCAGTTTGCTAACAGCATTGCGGCTGTCAACGTTAATGGCAACATTAGCGACGACAGACACAGCGCAACCCTACCGCCTTTGCTTCATTCTACGCTCCTGCTCCTCGTTTTGAAGCTCAAAGTAGCTGCTCCAAATCAGCAGCTCCTCTAGCGTCACCTCTTGATTGAGCCTGGCCAAGCTATAGCCAAGCTCCTTTGCAACGCCAAGCTGTAGCAGTAGCAGATTGTCTTTACTTAGCTCCTTCTTTAATGCTTTTCATGTCCAGCTGTTCTGCGTCCTCTGGGTTGGTGATGATCGCCAACATCATGCCTTGCAGGTCAGCATCTAGCACCTCTTCCTTGAGTTCGGCAATTTCGCCAGCTGCAAACAAGCGCTTGCCGGTGTCGTCCACGGCCTTCGTAACTAGCAAGTTCAATGCAAAGCCATTGGTGTCATCGCCGCCAGGCATTTTTTGTGCGCGCTCACGCTCGGCCATCGTGAGTGGCGCAGCGTAAAACTCAAACACACTGCCATCTGTTAGCGTTACAACCCGCTTGGTTGGCGTCAGGTTGGCTGCTTTTTTGAGGCGTGCAAGCGCGGATCCCATAAAAGTTGATGAGTTAGGTGTACTCTAAACACAAAAAAGCCCCAGCGCAAGCCGGGGCGATTTTGCTATCAGGCACTGGTGCTGAAGTCAAACGTCGGCACGCCAGCCGGACGGAAGGCGATCTCCACCTGCTGGGCATCGTCAGGGTTGACGTTCAGGCTGGCCGAGGTCAGCACTGCATCCATGGCGATACTGCGGCTCAGCGCCTCAGTCCCCTGCTTGTCGGTGTACAGCTTGAACGCGCAACCTACCTGCTGACGCTGCAGCACGTCTTCCACCATGCGGTTAGACAGTGCAGCGTCTTCGTTGGTCACGTAGACGGTAGCAGTGCCATTGCCGTCGGCAAAACCAGGGATGTAGGCACGGAAGGGTGCATACTGCCCAGCGGCTTGGCCGATAGTGGTCACGTCAATCTCAGCGCGGCTGATCTCAAAAGACCAAGACTGCACTTGCCCAACGGCAGCAAAATCGGCGTAGTACACCTCAAACTCGTTGGGCGCCACTGCCGTGCCGTCGTCAGTGATGGCAAGGATGGTGCCACCAGCCGACGTGGAGACGGTCAGCGCACCAGTCGCAGCCGTGTAGGACAGCACGTAGTAGGTGGTGGCTGCATCAATGGGAGACGGCAGCGTACCAGTGCCGGATCCGCCAGTCTGGCTGTTGATGACGCGGAACTTGACCGGATCGCCAGCCTTGAAATTCAGGTACGGCTGAACGGTGATAACATCCGTGCTGGCATTAACTCCAGACTCGGGGAAGTTGCCGTTGGTGCCGGCGGGTTTGTAGTAGAGGGCGCCGGACGTACCGGACAGAACAGTAACAGCCATGTTGTGAACGGTAGTGGCTGCGCTCAGTCTAAATAGGCTTCAAACGTTGCGGTCAATTGGGTCTGGTAATACGGCTGTGGCGCAGCAGGCGTTACCTGTGCCGGACCAGATACTGGGTCAAAGATGATGCCTGATACAGTCACACGGTCAAACAGATTCTTGATCCTCTCGGCAATGGTGAAGTTAGCAACAGTGCCAACGCCAATAGGCGTGAAGATGTTCACGGTCAGCACGCCATTATGCCGGTTAAACCCTGCGCTACCTGTAGGCAGAAGCGTGGCATAGGCATTGTCGCCAAAGCGGATGAATGCCTGCAGCCACGGTGCATTGTTTGGTGGCGTAAATGGCACGTTCTGGTAACTCACCGGATATGCCGGTGCAATTGCCATGTGCGTAGCAATGCGCCCTTCAATGGCAGCACGGACATCATTGATGGTGCTGCTCATGATTCCCTGCCGATGCGATCTGCCGCAATTCTGACCCGGCCTTGCACGTCCTTGGCGATGCCTTGGATCCAGCCGGCAGATGCCTGTTTGCTGCTGCCATTAGCCAATGGCTCCGCATATGGCAGGTTGTTGTGGACGCTGTAGACA